TTTTTGGTCTAATTTTTGATAATAATCTAGCCTCTTTTCTAAATCTTCTATATATTTTTTATATTCTTTTATCATGGTTTGCCTCTTTGGTTATGTTAATAAGTCTTATTATAACCCTATAAATATTTATAGGGCTACAATAAAATTTATTATTAGAATACAATATTATTTTTTTCTAGTATCTTATGTAATCTGATAATTTCTTTTTCTTTTTCTTCTACTAATTCATTAATCATTTTAATAGTAAAATCAGTGACTAATTTATCGGCCTTTAATTGCCTGACCTCTTTATCTTTTTTTAATAGCATTTCTATTGCCACCTTTAAACTCAATTTTGTTATATCTCTTTTCATTTATACCTCTTTGTTGTTAATCTTTTTTTCTAAACTATCTATTGCTACACATATTTTACTTTGTAAGTCGCTAGCATCATATTTCAAGTCGGCCAGTTCATAATCATAAAAATCTACTAACTTTTCATTTTTTACAATTTCTTCTTCAGGTGTATCAATATTATTTTCAATAGAGGCATCAAGATTAGTTTGTGCCTCATACTCAAATTCTTCTAACTCTTCAATAACTTGACTGATACTTGACCAACTATCCTCAAGTCTATTCTTTAATTTTGCTATAAACTCTTCTTTGCTTTTAATCTCTGCTTTTTTAGTTATTGTATTATTCATAGGTAAAACCTTTCTGTTGTTAATTTTTGAATACTTCAAAAATATCATACTTTTTAATAAAAAACAACATAATAATTAAAAAAAATTCATGCTAAATATTGCCTTTATTGGTAAAGATAAAAACCTTTATAACGGCCATATAAAGACCATGGATTAACTTTACAATTTAAGATAGTTACATACCTTATAAATTAAAATAGGCCATTTAAAGCATAGTCATTTTATTGACATATAACAATTTAGGCCGTCATTTATTTGACCTTTTATAGTTTACCTTGCCTATGCTAGTTTTGTATAAGTGTTTGATTTTCAGGCCTTTGCCTATTTTTTACACACGTGTTGGACAATCTACCTAAACTATATAGACGAGAACTATTCTCAATGCTAAAGAGTCGCAATAGGAATGAGAAGCATTCTCAATGCTAAATAGTCGCAATGATAATGAGAACTATTCTCAATTAATTCCAGCTGGATAGGTAATGCTAATGAGAATCATTCTCAACTGGTAAAATAACTATAGTTTTTTTGGCTGGAAAAAGGCCATTGAGATTTTTGCTAGCCCCACACCAAAAAATCGCAGGCTACTATCTATATATATATGACCCTAAGACATATTTATAAAAATAAACGGCTTTATAGACAACGCCGAGCCTATATAAACTATATAGAATTATAAATATATTAATATATATTATATTTATTATTATTTTTTTTATATTACTACTTGACATTATAAAGTATATATGTTATATATATTATATATATTATATATAATTTATAATATTATATAAAGGCATATTTTTAGTTGCCTTTTCTGTAAAAATGTGGTATAATAATATTATGGAAGAGGTAATTAATTATAAAAATAATTGGTATAAGAATATAAAATACCAATCTAAACAAGATTTCCTTACATTTGTACGTTTATTTGCACCAACATTAGTCTCTGACTGGCAAATGGGTAAACATATTGAGGTAATATCAGAAAAATTAAAACAATTAGAAGCAGGAACTATAAAGAGGCTGATGGTTTTCTTGCCTCCTAGAAGTTCTAAGTCCGTAATCTGCTCTAAATTGTTTCCAGCTTGGTATATAGGAAGGAATCCAGCCCATGAGATACTTACAGTCAGCCATAGCGACCAGCTTTCTAGCGATTTCGGTAGGTCTGTTAGAGATATTGTATCAACTAAGTCTTTTCAAGACGTATTTACAGGTGTTTCTCTTAGGACAGACGTTAGAGCAGCAGGAAAATGGAAGACAAACAAAGGAGGCAGCTACTATGCAGCAGGTGTCAAAAGTCAAATCGCAGGAAGAGGAGCACATATAGCAATTCTTGATGATGTGATGTCGGAAGAAGACTCATATTCAGAAGCAGGAAGAAGATATGTAAAAGAATGGTACCCTGCAGGTTTAAGAACACGTATTATGCCTAACGGAAGTATATTAATTATTAATACAAGATATCATTATGATGATTTATGTGGATGGTTATTAAAACAAGAATCAGAATTTACTAATATACTACCTTGGGAAGTAATAAGAATACCAGCATGGCTAGATGAAGCTAGTGCTGAGTTATTAAAGTTACCTGTAGGTGGTAGTTACTTTCCAGAATGGAAAACAGATGAATCATTAAAGATTGATGAACAAGAAATAAGAGCATCTAATGGTTCACGATATTGGAATGCATTATATATGCAGGACCCTACACCTG